GGCACGAGAGTGACCGTGTATTGCTACCAGTAATGGGTATGGAAACGATCACTTCCTTTGGCTCGCAAACCGTTGATAATCAAGGGGAATCAATAGAAATTGACCCTGAAAAAGTGAACGTAATTCGTTACAATGCGAACCCTTTACGCCAATGCAATAATTGCTATTTGAGCAGTAGATGTCCTTCATTTAAAGAAAACACAGAATGCGCATTTAACTTGCCGATTGAGATCCGTACAAAGGATCAATTACAGGCGGCGATGCGTGCATTGTTAGAGATGCAAGTAGGTCGTGTAATGTTCGCTCGCTTCGCTGAAGAACTGGAAGGTCAAGGTCTTGACCCAGCGCTGTCTAACGAAATGGATCGCCTGTTCAACTTGATTGACCGTTTCAAGAACATCTCAGACACCCGTGACACCATCCGTTTAGAGATGGAAGCACGAGGATCCAGCGGAGTTTTATCTAGATTATTTGGAGCCAAGGCTGGAGAATCCAACCGCATGCTAGAAGGTGGCGGAATGGGACCAAATGCGACCAATTCCATGTACTCAGATATCTTGGATCTATCCGAAGATAATTGACAGAACCGCTCACGCACCTCTATAATTCCCGCAACCCAACAGCGAGGTGCACCATGACTAGTAATCCCACCAACCGTACCAACATCTTGGCGGAAGCCGATCACCTAGTAAATGGTGTCCGAGACGCCGACTACGGCGATCCAATTGATGACTTTGCCACCACAGGAGACTTGTGGAGCACTTACCTTCGGCGCATTATTGACCGCCGTCAAGAAGTGCAGATCAAACCACATGACGTGGCTGTCATGATGATGCTTCTCAAGATCGCCCGACTCTCATGGACTCCTGAAAAGCGTGACCACTGGACTGATGCCATCGGTTATGGCGCTTGTGGTTGGGATTGCGAAGTGCAGGAAGAGGGTCTTCAATGATGTACAACAACCACGACTATTACAATGAATGGATGTCTAAAAAAGATCCTCGTTACATTTTTAATCCAAGTGAGCCAAACCATTGGACGATGCAACAGGAGTTAGAGCGTGAGCGCAAGCGCATGTCTTATGCCCTCAGCATGATTCCACAGATAGTAAAGCAAGAAACAACACCTACATTGGAAGAGTTCTCTGCTCAGGCTGAATTGTCCATGGCAGAGATCTTGCTGGATAATTGGGACAACATCCTTCAGTTGGCAATAGACAACAAGCGCTTAGCAGGTGAAGTCGTTGCCCTTCTCGGACAGATTGAAAAGATGAACGAGCAAGTAGAGCGCATGAGTACAGCGATCTACACTGCGATTGAAAATACCATTCGTCCGATTCGTGACAAGCGCATCCACGATGATATTCCAACGGAAGAGTTCTAGTTGCCACAGTTCGCAGAGGACTGGCGTGTTGACGCACTTTGCAAAGACCGAGCCATTGACCTTTGGTACCCACCGCTAGACACTGACGTACCAGATAATTACTACATAATTTCTAAAGCAGTATGTCGTCAATGTCCTGTGTGGAAAGAATGTTTAGACGATGGAGTGGAAGAGAAGTGGGGAATGTGGGGCGGTCTCACACCACAAGAGCGAACAGCGCTCACTGTAGAGCATCCTAAAGCGAGCATTATGCGCCAACACGGCACATGGGTGCGTTACAGACAAGGTTGTCGCTGTAATGAGTGTGCGGAAGCAGAGTCAGCAGAGATTAATAAAATAAATATTGAAGAGATTCCCAAGATGGGTGACAAAGAGATTGATTTAGAGATGCTTAAGTTTAGGTTGATTCAGCCTTAATACCTGTAAACTAGAAGGGTAACGCCCATAGAGTTCTTCACAGAATCCTGTGGGCGTTTTGCTTTATCCGCCTATCAAGGAGAAGAATATTGTTAGATCGCACGCTAGTAGTAGCGGGGACAGTCCTGTACTCAATAATGACATTGGTACTTGGGATCTCCTCACAATCACCAACGCCCGAAGTAACAACAGTTCAGTTAACCCCTCTAGTGCAATCGGTATCACTTGAGGTAGTAAATGCAAAGGAATTGGCACCCGAAACCATGGCAGTGCCTAAAGGAATACCGAAAGATAAGACAAAGCGATGCCCACAATGGGAAGCCAAGTTCCGTGAGTATGGCTTGCCAGTAGTTGCATTCTCCTACATCTCATATAGAGAGAGCTGGTGCAACTTAAATGCTTGGAACCGCACTCTAAACAAAAACGGCTCACAAGACCTTGGACTCGTACAGATTAATTCCTCATGGAAAACGGTCACGAGGAACATATGCGGGACAGAAATAAAAGGATTATTCAATGTGGATTGCAACTTGTCGGTAGCGAAGTATCTGTATGACAACGGAGGACTTGGTCACTGGAGGTTGTAGCAACAACGTACACAACAAGGTAGGATGTAAACATGACAAACCAACTACAACCCGAACACTTAGCAGGCACTAGCGAGATCGCTGTAATTCTTGGAGTAACCAAACAGCGCATCCATGCACTGCGTAAGCAGAAGAAGTTCCCACAACCGATCGCAAACTTGGCATCAACACCAATTTGGGATAAGCGTGACATTCAGGCATTCCTTGCTGAGTGGCGTCCATGGAAGGTGGCACAACAATGACCGACAAGCGACACTATGAATGCCCACAATGTGGGAAGGTCGTCACCGTGTATGTAAAGCCATCGGTACCACCGACATGCACCAACCCTGAAAAGCACAGCAGTATCACTATTGAAATGGTGGAGAAGAAGTGAGGGTTGGGTTTGCTAGTGGAGACTACCTGCCAGCATTGAAATCCAAAGATGGATTAGAGCATTGGGGTGGCTCGGGATGGGCACGCTTTGGTCAGTACGTTGAATGGTTAGAGCACTTGGAGAAAGAAGTATTTACAGGCGTGCTGACATGGAAGGACAATCGCTTCCTCATTCGTGACCAGTACGAAGAACTACAGGAAGTTGACATGATTATCATGCAACGCCTCATGCACGATTCGCTTGCCGATCACATCTATAAGGCTCGTTCCGTTGGTCAGATAGTAGTGAATGACCTAGACGATTGGTACTGGGGTCTTGACCCAGCCAATGACGCATTCAGTTCATCGCACCCGAAGACAAACCCAAGAGAGAACCGAGACCATTACAAGAAGGTGATTGCTTCCAGCGATATGGTCACAGTCTCCACGCAATACCTCGCTGATCGCATTAAGTCCTTCGTGCATTGTCCGATCATCGTGCTGGAGAACACCGTAGATATTGCACGGTTTACTCCGCATGTGCACACCGATAGTTCTGTTCCTGTAGTTGGGTGGGTGGGAGCCACGAGCCATCGCTCCAGTGACTTAGAGATCATGAAGGGGGTCATCAACCCTTTGCTTGCTAATAACGATATTAAGTTTCAACACAGTGGTCACTATTCACATGCAGTATCTGTTGCCAGCAAACTTGGACTTCACGAAGATCAAGTAAGCGTTCTAGACGCTGTAGACGCTAGGGATTACCCATCTCTGTTGACCATGGACGTGGGCATTGCACCATTGCGTGACACACCATTCAACCATGCCAAGAGCGACATCAAGTTGCTGGAGTACTCAGCCTCGGGCATTCCATGGATTGGCTCATCGCTGTCAGCGTATGAGGGCTTGCGTAAAAGTTGGGGGATTGGTCGTACTGCGAGTAAACCATCGCAGTGGCTCAAGCATCTGAAGGATCTTCGGGATCCAGTCAGGCGAGCAGACGAGGGAGAGGCTTTACTAGAAGCGGTGCGCTCACGAGACATCAGCCTCGGAGCACACCGCCTCAGTTCACTTATTGACAGTCTTATTTAACTTTCGTTCTGCTCGTTTAATACGCTGACGAAGTACTTGACGGTCTGTATGTGTGAGGTCATCCATTTCATAACCAGCCCATATGCCATCCCTGAAGTCATTCAAGACGGCGTAGCGCAGGCATTCATACTGAACAGGACACACTTTACAAATACGCTGTGCCCGCTTCCTACGGCTGTTAACAATTCTTCCTTTGATGGATGAGTTGTTAATGCCTTTCGGCTTGCTGGCAAACCACAGTGATCCGTCTTCATCTTTGCACTTGGCTTGCGATCTCCATTCCGCCATCACTTCGGGGAATGGTAAGGCTGTGTATTCGGTGTCCCGAGCATAGGTGGGGGATTGCTCCCCCACCAGCGCTTCGGTCATACGAGTACCACGTCATTCATGATGCGAAGCACCTGACGGTCAAACTCATCGGTCTTGCCGTTGAGTGCATTCATTGCGTTGCGCTCTACACGGGACTCGTCCTTGCCACTGAAGTGGTGAGTCCATGTGTTGAATGCCTGCAACACTCCGAGTTGGGTACCAACCCATGGAGCACAGCGTGGGTCATTCTTGTAGAGGTGACGGATCAACTCTTGCTTGTTCTGAGCACGGCTCACGGCTTGAGGGCGAGCATCATCAGTGACACTCACTGGCACCAAGCGGTCAACGATGGCATCCCATTCAGACTGGGTGACTGTCAATGATGACAAGCGCTCAATCTCAAGGCTAACTTCGTCTGCCATGGTGTGGATGATTCCAAGAGCATCACGGATGTCTTGGATGCGTCCGTTGCTGAACTTGCTGTGACGGGTCTTGAACTCTGATCCGCTCTCACCAAGTGCTCCAGCAAGTGTGTTGTCACACACCACGGCGGTGACTGTGCGCTTGAAGGTGGTGGCAAGTGTGCCGTTGTGGCTCGTGGTTCCGAGTAGGTGTGGACGGAACTCAAAGCCCGCCTTGGTCTGAACTGTCTCAGGCATCTCAATGCTGACCCAAGCAACTCCACCGTTGCGGAGCAAGCCCGCAGAGCCGATCTGCAAGTTGCTGTCATCAATGATGTTGCTGATGGTTCCGATCAACCACTCGTTGTACTGGTGGATCTGATACGAGTCCTTGAAGAGACCGAGAGTCTCATAAGTGTCGTTACGAACAATTGCCTTGCGGTCACTCTGCTCAATGTAACGATTGACTCCAGCGTTGTCAGGAACTTGAACGAACACTGGTGCTTCAACAGCCTGCCAGTTGAACAAACGCCTGCGCACATCTTCAACAGGGATTGCCTGCTCGTAATGGTTTGGCTCGGTTCCTTGTTCAGTTGCCTTGTAGTGCCATGCGTTTCCACGCTTAGATGTAAAGCCCACCAGAACGTTCTGGTTGAGCCACTGACTGGTTTCTCTTGACATGCTATTTCTCCTTGTTGTTTGACTTATTTGATTTGTTGTACCACTGAGATAAAACTACCTCCGTGGATTGGGAATTGCAACTTCTATTTCTATTTTGTGGGGAGGTCAATGACCTGCCCATTTTGGATGGTTGACCCGTAGGTGTCTACGAGGTCATCTACGGCTGATCGGATATTGCCTGAGCAGTTGCTCTGAGCGATCTCCCACAGGCTCTCCCCGTATGTCACGATGTGTTGCTTTGTGTTGCAGACATACAAGTCCATGCGTTGTGCATAGTCTCGGAACAGCACCACCACAAACGCTGACACAAGGACTGCGAGGTACACGAAGAACCCCGTAGTCACTCTGCGATTGAACTCTGTGTAGTCACTCATGACAGCGCTCCGTAGAGTGCCTCAAAGTCTCCGTTGATCCACTCCTTGAGTTTGGCTGGCTCAGGTGTGAGTACCGAGATGCCCATGCTGAACACATTGCTCGTTGGGTCAGCCACGATGGCTACAGGGACTGGTGGTACCAGTTCACCTGTCATTAGTGACTCAGCCCATTCATTGAATGTCTGTTTACGTTCAGCGATTGGGTCACCCCAGCCTCCCGTAGTCCATCCATCCATGACCTGTGTCCAGCCTTCAATCGTGGTGTTGAAGTAACCACGCCATGCACTGGAGTGCACATACTCACGATTGACCGTGATGTTGGTACGAAACATGTCATCGCCGTATTCATCCATGCGTACATGATCTCCGATGTAGTACTTGAGTACTGCACCATCATCAATGACATGGAGAGTTGAAGCGTAGTTTTGATCTGACTCGTAGCAACCCCAGCAGAGGTAATCCTCTTTGACGGTGCTCCAGCCGAAGTCACTTTCGGTGTCCACGATCTCCTCGCACTCACAACATTTGTTTACTGTTTCTTCGCTCATTAGAAACCCCATTCCTCTTCGCTGATGTCAATGAATGATTCAAGGTGGTGTGCGTCTACAACTGCCCACGCTGGAGCAACTGGCTGACCTCGCCACAAGATCCCATCGGGAAGCGAGACATTGCTGTCGTGCTCACCTTCGGTGACTAACTGAATTGCAATGACGCATGGATCAACCATGTTCAGTGGTACTGCTGGATAGTGATTGCTTTGCAGGTGCCATGCGAGCGCCTGACGCAGTTCAATCATTCCGTCTCCCACGGCTTCCGCCATGCCTAGTGCATTAATTGTTCCCATGTTGTGCCCTCCTAAAGGCTCTTTGTTTCAATGTTGTTTGCTCTTCTGTACTCATCGCTAACCATTGCGTAGAACCCTTTAAGTTCTGCCACACTGGCTTCACTGCTGTCTATCTCGTTGTACAGCCCTTCTTCAAGGGCGTACTTGTCAATCTGTTCGGCTTCCATCTCCGTGACACCGAGAAGCATGACGATCTGTGTGACCCAGCCCTTACTCATACTGCATCTCCGAGCCATACACGATCCTCATCGTCAAACCGCACGACACGACCGTCCAGTGTTTGCACTTCTTCCACTACCCAGTCCAGTGTTGAATCACCCGACTGCAATTGCTCAATCAATGCCTTGATCACGTCTGCTTCAACAAGATCGCCTGCGATCAATGTCGCAGGGTCATGTGCATTGACTCCTTCTAGGTACACGCCCGTTTGGAGCGAGACCGTTACATTCCATTTTTTCATGATGACCTCCTCAGATCATTGTTATGTACAGGTGTTGCACAGTTGCCTCACCCCGTGGACGCTCCGCTGACCCCCTATAGGAAGCAGAGCATCCACGGGATGACACCAGCCGAGGCTGATGCCACCCTTCGTACAAGCCTCTCAGGACTCGCTTAACGATTCATTATTCAAAGATGTCCAGTTCAAGGATCTTTGCGATTGGAATATCAATCTCACGCTCGGTCTCGTAGGTGTCGTTCGGACTGTCTGTAGTCCATATTGACAACTCGGTGTCACTGACTCGTGAAACGATCCCTGTGTACGGGAATGTCTCCCTCGGGGATATCTGCACGAGTACTTCTACCTCGGTACCTTCATCCACATTGTCAAAACTGATCTTGCTCATTTGCTACCTCCTTCAAGGTCTAACACTGTTTGGTAATAATCATCATTGGCACTTACTTGAATTTCATACTTGGTGTTGAAGTCATCCTTCCATGGCACCGCAGTTACGAAGTAACCTATGCGATTTACGAGATGACGTCCAGCAAGAATGTATGTGCCCTCTTCGCCATCCACATATGTCCATGTGTGGTTGAGTGGTCGGGCATACACATAATCAACTTCGGCACCGTATGTTTCAAACATGATGCCGTTGGCGTCATCGGTTGCCCATGATGCATCTGCATCTAGGTGATTGACAAAGGGTTCGTATTGCTCTTCCCATTGCTCAACGGTCATCGTGATTACTGGCTCTAACATAAGACCTCCTCAGGTCATAGGGATTAATTAATTTATCGGGCACTGAGTGCCCTCACAACCCACAAATATGATTTATGGGCTGTGAGGACACCACGAGCCGTAGACCGTGATGCTCCCAATCAAGCGACATCCTCCCACCATGCTTGTGGCATGTAGAAGTATTCGGCGTCATGCCAGCCGAACGAGTGACCATCATCAGCGATCATTTCGTTCAGCCATTCCGTGGCTACCTCTTCTTGGTACCACGAGTCCTCAATGTCTGTGGGCTGTTGCCCATCCCATCCGAGTTCTCGTGCGATCCTGCACGCTTCCATGGCGCTGTAGACGCCGTGTGTGCCGTCTACATAACAACCTGTCAGTAGCCAACTCTTTGTACCGATCATTATGCTTCCTCCTTGAATACTGGCTCATCCATGTCAGCGAGCACGAGCGGGATGCTGTAGTCAACTGCGTAGTTGATGACCACGAAGTCTTCCTTGCTGTCACCCATGAGCGACTTGAGTTCTTCTTCTCCGCCTTCGCAGTAGAAGAAGACCTCATCGTCACGATTCCCGAACGAGTCAAACTCGCCGTTCCACTCGTTCTCATTCCATGTACCGAACGAGATGAATACCTCGCTCTCAATGCCTGAGTCATACCACTTGATGATTGCCCATGCACCGATTGGTGTTCCGATGTTGTTCATTATTCACTCTCCCATTTCGTTTCAACGATTTCGTATACAAGTTGCTTCAACACATCGTTGCCGAGTTCCACGATTCTCTCGTGTACATAATCGTCAACTTCATACAGGGCATCTCGGCATTGGTCTTCTGTCCACTGTGGGTACATCGCTTGGATGTCGCACCACGACCACCTCACCACTATTTCGTGTTCTTTGAGGTGGCGATTAGTGATCATTGTTTGAATTGCTTCTGAAATGTCCATTTAAAACTCTCCTTCTTGATTGATGTCGTAATTGAGGTAATCCCATACCAATTGGTTGACGCTGTCGTAACCACCGTTGGCGTCAAACACTGCGACTGCCTTGAGCCACAGTTCTGAGTCTGCCAATAGTTGGTTGTTGTCTTTGTCAGTGAACAAGTTTGA